AAAACATTACGATTGCCGCTCCGGGCTTTGCAGGGATCAACACCCAAGACAGCCCCATTAGTGTCGGTACAGAGTTTTGTTTGATTGCAGAGAATGCTGTCATTGACCAGTTTGGACGCATAGGTGCTCGTAAGGGCTATGAAGTACAAACAACAGACAATGCGGCCTTAGGCTCTGCACCACTTCAGGGCATTTTTGAGTTCTTAGATACAGACGGAACAGTCACTACGGTGTCCACTGGTAATAACAAGGTGTTCACTGGTGAGACTACACTAACAGACATTACTCCTGTTGCCGCTACAATCACTGCAGACAACTGGAAAGGTGTGACGTTTAATGGTAATCTGTTTCTATTCCAAGACTCACAAGACCCTATCTACTACGATGGAACCACTTGCGACCTTGTAGAGAACCATCCTAACTACTCAGGAACTGTTCCTACTGGTAATGAAGTGATTGCAGGCTACGGACGCCTATGGGCTGTCAATCCTGCTAAATCTACAATCTACTGGTCAGACCTACTCAATGGGTTTTCTTGGGATGAAGGAAGCTCTGGTAGCATCAACGTCAACAAAGTATGGGCAGACCAGAGTGATGAGATTCAAGCACTAGCAACACACAATGGCTACCTTGTGATCTTTGGCAAACGTCAGATTCTCGTCTACCAAGGCCCACAAGACCCTGCAACAATGTCGTTAGCAGACAGTATCACAGGTGTCGGTTGTATTGCTAGAGACAGCCTACAGAGTACAGGACAAGACCTTATCTTCTTGGCTGACTCAGGTGTCCGTAGTTTCAATCGTGTCATTCAAGAGAAGAGCTTACCAATGCGAGACATCTCTAAGAATGTCCGTACAGATTTGATGGGATTGGCTAACATCCAGAGTGCTCCAATTAAGTCAGCATACTCTGAAGATGAAGCCTTCTATCTAATCAGTTTTCCCACCAGTAACGCCATATACTGTTTTGATATGCGAGGGCAGTTACAAAACGGGAGCCACAGGGCAACACTGTGGACTGGTATTACCCCTAGGGCCTTTTGTACCAAAAGAGACGGTACATTATTGCTTGGGGACAATGATGGCATCTCAGAGTACAAGGGCTACAACGATAACAACAACAGCTATCAGTTTAGATACTTCTCAGCCTATCTTGACTTTCAGGCTCAGTCGAATCTTAAGTTCCTTAAGAAACTCAACATTACAATTATTGGTGGTCAGAACACTCAAGCAACCCTTAACTGGGGCTATGACTACACTTCAGCATACATTCGTGAGGTGTTTAACTTTGCATCGTCAAACGTAGCTGAGTATGGTATTGCTGAGTACAACACATCAGAGGCAGAATATAATGCCAGTGTTGTCATTCAAGAACCACGAGTAAATACTTCAGGCTCAGGCACTGTAGTACAGATTGGATTGGAAGCACAGATTAACAATGCTCCATTCTCTATTCAGAAAATTGATATACACGCATTAGTAGGAAGGATTGTCTAATGAGCAATTATACTAAAACCGTCAACTTTGCGGCTAAGGATGACCTTGCTTCTGGTAATCCTTCTAAAATCGTAAAGGGATCGGAGATCGATACAGAGTTCAACAACATTGCGACTGCTGTAGCTACCAAAGCAAACACAGCAAGTCCAACATTCACGGGTACTGTTACAGCGGGGACACTAACCGTCACTGGTACGGCTACAATCGGTACAATTGACGGAGGAACATACTAATGGCTTATGAAGATACTGCGTTTGGTGGCATAGCTGATTATTTTAACCTTGGTGATACGCTAACAGGTTTGTTTGGTGGAGCACTAGAAACAGGAACTGCTTTACTGCCTTATTATGCAGGTGAAGGAATCCTTGATTACCTTAAGCAAGCACGAGAAACTGTTCCGGGAGCAATTGAAGGAATTGAAACAGGTGCTATGGGTGAGCTTGACTTCACACCATACACTGTAACAACGGGACTAGGCTCTACAGCAATCAGTCCTGAGGGTGTCATCAGCACCACATTGACGCCTGAGCAACAAGCAGTGCAACAATCACTCTTAAGCCAAGCTCAGACACTTGCAGGCACTGCAGGGCCAACAGCAGGTGAGCTTTACGAACAAATACAAGCAACACGAGCACCTGAAACAGAACGTCAACGACTGGCCTTAGAAAACCGTTTAGCCGCTCAAGGACGCTTAGGTACACAAACGGCTATGTATGGCGGTACACCAGAAGCCTTAGCAATGGAAAAGGCAATTGCTGAACAACAGTCAAGAGACATCTTAGGTGCGCAAACAACTGCAGGTGCTTTAGAAGCACAAAGGCTTGCTAATGTTGGTGGTTTGCTAACACAAGCATACGCACCTGAGCAACAAATGTTGTCTGCATTGTACGGTGCGGCTCCGTTGTCTAGCCTTGGTGAATCTCAAGCTCGTTCACGTTCACAACTTCTGCGTGATCTTGGTATTACAGAACTTGAAACAGAGCAATCATTGCTTGGTAACATTGCAGGGTTTGAAGCGGATCGTATTAGGGCGTTGGGTCAAGCATTGTCTGGTTTGTTTGCACAACCTAAGCAAACAATTAGTTTAGAGAGCTTTCTTACAGGGGGTTCTAAATAATGGCTGATTCAATGATACAAAACCTCCTTAAGACACCTAGGCAAATTCGTGAAGAACAACTTCAAAAGATGCGTAATGAGGCCGCAGGACGAGCACAGCTTGGTGGGCCTATCCGTGGTGCATCATCAGCACTACCGGGCATCTTTAGCTCTGTCTTACAACAACAACGCCCTGCACTGGCTACAGACATCGCACAGACCGCTAGAGGCCTCACACAGGGCCTAGGTGGGATGCTAGGTGCGGCAGGATACCAACAGGCAGGACAAGCCCTAGCGCAGGCTACAGTGACACCTGAGGAGCGTCAGGCGGCAATTACTCAAAGTTTATTGAGCCAGATGAAACCTGGTGATCCTAAATCAATGCGAGCAGTAGCACAACAGTTACAACAACGAGGATTAACTAAAGCGGCCTTGGTGTTAGCACAACAAGCGTCTGCCTTAGAAAAAATGCAAGCAGAAACTGCGGCGGCTCAACGCAAAGGAGTAACAGCACCTACAATTAAAGAAGTAAAAGAAGGTGATAAAATTATTACCTATAGGATAAATACTAACGGAACACAAACAAAAATAGCTGAAGCTCCTCGTTTTGAAGCAAAACCACCGACAACTCGTACTCGTATTGACCAAGATGAAAAAGTAGTAGAGCAATGGAACCCTGCAACTCAAACTTTTGATGAAGTTTCTAGAGGGCCACGGTATGAACCCACAAGTGCAGGTGAAATTGCCGCCGCTGTATACAAAGGTAGTCAAGAACAAATTGTCGATAAAGAAGCAATGAAATACTACATTGATTCTTACGCTAAAAATAACCAAGCAGTCGAATCGGCTCGTAAAACATTTGTTACTACAGATCAAATGCGACAGCTTGCAGATTCTGGTATTTTAACAGGAGCGTTAGCAGATGTTGCTTTACCTGCCGCTAAATTGTTAGTACAAATTGGAGCAATTGATTCTGAAACAGTAGAAAATACAGAACAATTTATTAAGACTGCCGCTAGACAAACAGTAGCATTATTGGCGTCAGGAGTCTTTGGTACTGCACAGTCTATTACCGATAATGACCGGAAGTTTGCTGAAGGAATGGCAGGAGGAGATATTACTTTAACTGCTGATACAATTCGGACGTTAATTGATATGAACGAATACTACGCTACTTTAGCTTTTGAACAACAACAACGAGGAGTAGCGCAAGCCCGCCAAGCATTCCCAGACAGTGAGCGAGTTAAAAACGTGTTTAACCCGATGTATTATGACGGCCAACAATTTGTCGTTCCTGTTGAAGGTGGCGGTACTAAGATTGTTCAATGGAATGAGTCTATTCAGAAATTTGAGGATATTTAAATATGGCAACATATGATGACTTACCACAAGGGGCAATGCCGTTACCTAAGGGTGCGGTAGCACCTAGAATAGACCAATCTCGTACAGATATGCAATTAAATTTACCTGCAGGTGCTGTTCCGGTTCCATTTACACCTCCTGCGGCCCCTCAAGCAACACCTCAGACATCACCGGGGTTTCTTGAGCGTTCAGGAGAATTACTTAAGCCTCGTTATGAACGTGGGGAGCGTATGCGTGAAGCATACATGAGTGACGTTATTGATGCTCCTGAGTATTACACAAGTCGAGTGACTAACTCAATGGGTGCATTTTTTGAAGTTGCAGGCGAAGGGGTTTTAACAGTATTGTCGGCATTAACTCCTGATCGTTGGGAGCGTTTGTTTAAAGAAAATTTAGCCGCAGGTGGTACTGCGTTAATGAATACTGAACAAGCCCAACAGTTATTAACTATTTGGGATGGCTTAGACCCTTTGACAAAAGATAGGGTAGCAAACATTGCTGATACTGCGGCAGGAGCAGGACAATTTATGAAATCTCCTACGTCAATTGTTGGAGAAAAATTGTCTGCCAGTGCTATCAAAGCCGATAAAAAAGGTCTTGCTCCAAAAGTATTAGACCAAACAACCCCGGCTAGGCAAGCACGAGGCAAGGAAATTGGTAGAGACCCAGAAAAACAATTTCAGACAAATTTTGATGAAGACATTTTAAATACAGTAGTTAGTCTTCCCGGAGTTACTGGTGCAACTAAATTACCTAAGTTGCTTGAAAAACTTAACACCGCAGAGCGTCATTTAAACACTAAAATTCAAAAAGAACTATCAAAAGCAAAAACAATTATTCCTCTGCAGACAATCAATCAAGCGTTAGATATAAAGATTAAACAACTGATTGCTGAGAAACCAGAGTTTGCTGATGATAAACAACTAGCATCTATTGTCAAACGGATTAAAGCATTAAACAAGAGTGCCCTTAAGAACTACAAAGGCAAACCCATTGAACTCTTGCAAGCTCGTAGAAACTTAGATCGGATTATCACACAAACCTTTGGGGATAATTTGTACGAAGGTGCAGGAACAAGTCGAACAATTGTCAAACAGTTTAGAGACGTCTACAACGATTTAATGCAACAATCGGTTGATGATGTTGATATGAAAGCACTGATGCAACGTCAACATCATTTACTTGAAGCAATTGACAATGCTTCCTATGCAAACACTAAACAACTGCCTAGGAACTTAGTACAAAGAGCCTCAAGCGTTGCCGAACGTCATCCATTCTTGGTAGCAGGTGCGTTAGGATTATCTGAGCAAGGAGTTGGACGAGCGTTTGATATTCCTCCGGGTATCTTAGCAACAGGGGCGGCAGGACTAGGAGCCTATGGTTTAACGACTCCTAACGTCCGACGGGTGGTAGGAGGAGCACTTGAAAGAGCTCCAGTAACCACAGGATTGCTTTATGGCACAGCAAACATGGGTCAAGAGGAGCCTACTCCATAATGGAACAGCGGGGGATGTTATCAAACACAGCCCTAGGTCGTGGTCTTGAAGACTATGTGTCTGGTCTCAATAAAGTACAACAAGAATTTGACACTGGTGACAGAAACATCCTAGAGTACATTTTAGGAACAGGTTACGCAGGGGTTGCAAAGCCTATTGAAGAAGCAGTTTCTTATCTGATTCCTGACCCGATTGAAGAAGGCATTGCTAAAGGTGTTGGTGCGGTTGCAGAAGCAACTGGATTAGATCAAGCAATGGCATACGCCCAAGAAAACTATCCAGACGCTTCACGGGCTTTTGGTGAGGTTACAGGAATAGCAGGTATGCTAACTCCTACATCTGCTCTCAAAAAAGCAGGTGAAAAAGTAATTATTAGGCAGGGGGCAGAAGACACTAGGCCCCCACGAGAGCGAGCAGAAGCCGCAGGAATAGCCAGTAACTTTAACGTCATCATTGATAATTTCTATAACCCTAATGCAAAAGTTGATGGAATTTACAGCTTCTTTAGTGGAGATAGTAAGATTGCAAAAATGGGTCGTAAGGCCACAGGTGTTCTTGACTGGGGTGTTAAAGGTGTTAGTCGAGTAATGACCAACATGGCTAACCCTGTGGCTCGTGCTCGTTACATTGAAACAGGAGTCGCCCCTGTAGCAATGGAAGGATATAAGTCACTGCTTAAGCTAGAGCAACGGAATAAACTAGCCACAAAGCGTTTAGATGAAGAGTTAGCAACTCTGCCTAAAAATGACCCAAGACGTAAAGAAATTCAACAAGAAAAAATGGCTTTAGCACGGGAAGTTGAGAACTCAATTGAAACCCTGACGGCTCAACTGCAACAAATGGCTAACATTCAAGCACAGGCAGGATCGGCCCCTCTTAAAAGCAATGTACCATTAGGGTTTGCTGAAAGAGCTTCTGCAAAAGGTTCTCCTGTCTATGGCACAAAGGCTGAGTTAGGCGATAACTGGTTTGATTCTGCCGCAGGACAACTAGGAAATCAAAACCCTATTTCATCGGCAACAAGTGCTAGGATTAGTGATTTCATTGAAGAACAATGGAAAGGAAGCGGGCTTGAAATAGACCGTGCAAAGATTCTTGTTAAAAACCCTACGTCAAAAATGACTGGACAGCATTGGGCTGTCTTATCAGTCAATCCACAAATTAACGCTATTGAGCGTATTTTTCGTTCTCAGACAGGAGTAGAAAGACGCAGTGGTGTTAAAATTAAAGAACAGACAATTAGTAAAACTGATCCTGAGTTAGGGCCAGTCGAATTTCCAACGGGTAAGAAAACAATCAGTGTCAAAGGGGCTGAAAAGTCTGTAACCACTCCGGGTGATCTTGGGTTCTACAAATATCAAAAGAACTCCTCTGGCGAGCTTGAGTTAGTTCCTGATGTGGCCTCCCTTAGGGATGCTTTAGAAAAGTCAACCGTCACTAAAAACAAAGACGGAACGTACAACGGTGACATTGAGCTCATCAAAACTCATGCCGGGGATACACCTAAAAACTTTAGAATCCTAGGTGAGGATGAGCAAGGTGTCTGGGTCACCTATTCAACAGCAGGCCAAGGGAAAGTAGAAGGAGGCGTAAACGTCATTGTTAGGGTCGATCCTGATGGTTCTTTAACTGCTGTCGTTTCGGACTTACATGACTTTGGTGATAAGATACCTGTACTAAACACAATGCTTGATAATACACTACCTAATCAAGTGGTCGCTGTGACACCGCCAATGCAAACTAACGTACAGAGTATTTCTAATCTAAGAAAAAGTGATGCTGATCTTGAACGAGAATACGGCAAAGATGTTCAACAGTCAATTGTCAAGCCTCCATCTGGTTTAACAAAAAGCCAAGCAAGAGAAGCATTAAACGTCTTAAGTGAATCCCCATCAAGACTTGAGGTTGCTAGACAAGCAGGCAACATAGCTAATGAAGCAAACTTTGCCGCTAATGTTCTAAGGCCTGACGAGGAAGAATAAAAAAAGCCCCTTGCGGGGCTCAAAGGAGTCACGACCGACTACTCAAACACGTCAAAGACATCCCCTATCATAATTTTAACAAACGGGATGTTGATTACAAATCCATCAAAGAAGTACACTTGGGCATCCCCAATCTCCTCCTTTTCCTTCCAACCTAACACTGGCTGACTTTGGACTGTCTCAATAGACAATCCGAATACATTGTGAAACCTAGCCGCTATCATAACTTAAGTGCCTTATACATATGCCGTGCATTACCTGTGTACGCTGAAGCACTCCCTGTCTTCATATAGGCCTGCTCAATTGCATCTTTCTGACTGAAAGCCCTGTAGACACCAATGTAACGATCACCACAGTACACTTCATACATTCCTACCATCCCCAATCATCTCCTTCTAAACCATGTGCGTTGTAATCAGTTACTCGCTTCTCAAAGAAGTTAGACATACTTGAGCCACCCAATAGCTCCTCCATCCACGGAAGTGGGTTGTCCTTGACTTTCCAATTCGACTTCAAGCCTAACTGAATCAACCGACGATCAGCAAGGTAACGAATGTACTGCTTGATCTCTTCCTTAGGTAACCCTTCAGGTTCACCCATCTCATAGGCAAGGTCAATCACCTTGTCCTCTAGCTTCACTGCTGTCCTGAACATTTCATAGATCTCTTTCTTGAAATCATCATTGACAATCCGTGGGTGCTCATTGCAGAACTCACGGAACAGCTTAGCCATACCTTCAGCGTGTTGGCTTTCATCACGTACAGACCACTCGACCACTGTACACATTCCCGGCATCTTACCAAATCTCTGGTAGTTCAACAGCATTGCAAAAGCACTGAACAACGACATACCCTCATTAAGTACAGACCGTGCAATTGCTAGTCCTGTTCCTGACACACTATTTACGTCAATATCGGACATGAACTCCACTTTTGCAGACATTTGCTGATACTCAAGGAAGGTAGTAAACTCTTCCTCAGGCAACCCTAAAGTATCATTTAAGAGGGCGTAGGCTCTTTGGTGGATAAACTCACGACTTGCAAAGGCCGTAAGCATTGCCCTGATCTCATTGTTCTTAAACTTGGGTATATAATATTCCAGATAGTTTGTCCCGACCGCA